GTTTAATGAGCAAGAAAGATGCGGCAGCCCCGCTTCCGGACGTCCATTCTCTAATGGAGAATATGACGTTCCGACGTAACCACTCGGTTACACCCAAACAGGCAGAGACTTTGCAGAGAGTCTTTCCGGATTGGACCTTTGAGTTTGGAAAGGGTAATGCCCATCCACACCCTCTAGGTGCCACGGAGAGAGCTATCTGTGAGGAGACTGTCTACCAAGATATAACTAAGAAATTTGGATCGTGTAGTATAACAGACATTGGAGGTAATGCCAATAGGCACGCCTCTATGAAACGATACAATGTTCATAGTTGTAATCCTATACTAAGCAGCAGTGATGTGATTAGACGTAGTTCGTATCGAACGGATGCCAATTATTGCGACAAGAGGACCCAAGATTGTGGGTTCATTCCTGACGTGTATTTGTCCGTCCATTCGATATATTACATCTCTCAAGTTGACGTATTGGAGTTGGTCAAGAAGAGTAAGAAGAAGAGATTCTTTGCAGTTTGTCATCGATTTGATGAATTGTACGGAAGTAAACATAATAATGGGGATTTTGTAGAATCCACCTACCAGATTATAGATGGACCCGGTAACAACGGCGATTTAGTCGTTAGTATGCAGGTTAAAGGCAATTACACCGGGTATCAACATTCCCCTTGTTTTTGGCTGAATGACACATCTTATTATTATGGTGGTTATGGAATGGCCTGGAATGGCTACCCTCTCGGTGATTCTTGGATCATAGAGTTTGCATTGATACCAGCTCATTTGCCAAAATTGGTGAATGATTCAGTAGCATCGATGCCTCTCGTTACGAGTTTGGCTAGAGCCGATTATTATGGAAGCGTCACTGGGGTTTTGAACCTCGGGGATGAATCCAAGTTTAAACCTATGTTGGAAGTTTTGCGTCTCAAAGATACCAAATTTAAAAGTTTTGGTCCCTTTCTTTGGATGCGTGACTCCGCTAAGGTTAGGACTGTGTTACTTCCTAAGGATGTTATTAAGATTGTGGCCCTCAAAATGGTTGGGGTGCCTAGGGATAAAGCCGGACTCAAGTTGTGTATTAACACTATGAGATCCTTGGTTTCCCCTGCCAAGATGTCTATCCCCGCTGATATGCGTTTGCAATGTGCCACTTATGGGGCCGCTCTTGCTTTCGTTTATGGCTTAGAGGATGAAATTATAGCCTTTAATAGGGTTTGTAAATCCAAGTACATAAGAATGTACGAACATCTTGGACAAGCTATGAGTCTTAAGCGTTTTCGTTGTTGTTTACCGTTTGTTAGCGAGCCTGACTGGTTTGTCGCCGCTGAAGAGTACAACAATACGCGCACTAGCATGGGAGGTCCTACCTTCGATGCCACGAAAGCTTGGCCTGAAGGTTTACCCGGGGTTGAGTGCACTAGAGAATTAGTGCCGCGCAAGAAGAAATCGACCATGTCGAAAGGAACCACTGAGAAAATAGAGGATAAACCTCAATTTTACCCAGTTTGTGTTACTTTCTCTAACTATATCCCTGTTGTACCGTACGCGTCTCATAACAATGAAACGATTGCTATTAACAATAGGGCTTTGGTTGAGACCCCTCGAGCCGATAAAGCTCTTTGGGGCCGACTTGGTACACATTCTAAGAGTTTGCTTGATAAGTTCACACCGATATCTGGTTTTGATGTCGAAGGGGACTTTAAAGCGTGGAACGCCCGTTTTGAAAAAGGGCGTCAGCGTAATCAAGCTAATGCTTTTGAGGATTTGAAAAAGAATCCGTTGACCACAGAGGATTTTAAGAGGAAATCGTTCGTTAAGAGGGAGTTGACGATGAAAGGAGGTGAGGAGTTTGAAGAATTTGATCCTAGGGCCATACAAGGCAATAGTGACAGATTGAATGCCGCTTTAGGGCCATTCATTTATAAATTTTCAAAACAACTTGCAAATGTGTGGAACAGTGATAAAGATATTTGTTACACTTCGGGCATGACCGCTGAACAAATTGGCTCCTGGAGAGGCCAATTTGGTGCAGAAGATGTCACTATCATTGAAATTGATGAGAGTAGATATGACACGCATCAAGGCGAGGAATGTTACGATTTTAGAAATATGTTCTACAAGCATTGCGGCATAGACCATTACGGTCAAGCTGGCTTCGCCTCCACATCAATGAGCAAGATATTTGGATACACCAGTAAAGGTGTCAAATATTCAGTGCCTTTCACTATGTCTAGTGGATCGCCTGATACTTCTTGCGCTAATTCCCTAATTAATGGGATAAAGACGGAATACGCAGTTAAAAGCTTTGGATTGAAAGGTTTTAAAATGTTAGTTCACGGCGATGATAATTTACTGGTTGTGAGAGGCCAGTTATCACAGGATGAGCAAAAAGCTCTTAGAAATCATATAATTGATTTCAATCATCGTCTAGGATTTAAATCCAAAGTAACAATCTCGACCCAGTGGGAACATGTCGAGTATTGTTCGTCTTTATTTTGGCCCACCCATGATGGGTTTGTTTTAGGACCCAAAATTGGAAAACGATTACCTAAGATCGGTTTCAGCTTGAACAAACTGGAACTCGGTGAAGTAAAAGGGATGTTGCTCGGCTTGCAAATAGAAGCAGGATACGTCCCCCTTATAGGCAGTTATGCTAAACACTGCCTTAAATTTCTTTCTAAAACACAAAAGAAGGACTTCATCGACAAAAGATCGATTTATAAATCCTTAGCTAAGAGCAAGCACGTGTTGTGTGATGACACGAAGTTGTTCTTCTTGGAAAGGTACGGTGTCGCTTATGATGACTGCTTGAGTGAATTCTTAAGTTGTCTGAAGGGCACCGTTTTGGGTTCTTGCGTTGAGTATCGGTATCTACCGATATTCATTGCTAAGGACCTGTAGCCGATAGGCTCAATATATGTTAGTTGTAGTTTTATATTATATATAGTAAATAAAATAAATAAATAAATTCGTGTCTGGCGGGATATAAAAATGGATTTCACAACAAATAATTGCGGTATGTACTGGTCGGATGGTAAGATCCAAAGTAGTGTGTCAGAGTTTGAAACAGAACCTGTCAACGAATTTGATGCCACCTGCCAGGAACATGACCGTTCTTACAGTACTGCTTTAGTCGAAGGAGACTTAGTTACCGCCGACAATAAATTTTACGATCAGAACGTGGCTAAAGGTTTGAAAAGAAACATAGCCGCTAATCTCGTTAAATACGGCAACCGAACAATGCGTTTCAGTTTAAGTCTCCCTGGTTTAGTTTTGGGTGAGCTTGGATACCTCTTCAATATGAATAAGAGGCTAGTGTCCGAAGTCGATGGACCCCGCGGTGGTGGTTCTAGTCTCCGCGGCTCTCAGTCTCAAGTAGTCTATGGGCCTTCTAAAGGGACGCCCTTAGCTCCAATTCCTGAGGGATCCAGCTTGTACCCTGATAATAAAACCAAGGCCATTATGAACGATTATTTAAGTTCGTGGTCACCTCCAGTCAATCTAAGAGACCCGCCTCTCTTGTTTCGAAACACACATGGTAAATATGTGCCTGGACCAGCCCTCTTAAATCGTTCTGTGGCCCGTAAGAAAAAGGCTCGTAGAAATAAAGTGTACATCTCCAATAAATAATTCATTATAAACCCACTCCACGTTATAGTATGGTTGCTTCTAAGAGGAAATCTGCTCCTCAAAAACGTTCGCGAAATACAAATGTACCGAAAAAACAGAGAAATACGGCATCTTTTGGGCCCGTGTCTACTATTGATACGGCTCCTGTTGCTATAGGGAATTCTCTTCGTGGTGCTCAAACCGCTGTCATTAATTTGGCTGACGGGGCGCGCATCATAGGAAGGGATTTCTGCTTTGCGGCTCAAGGGACTGTAGCAGCCGCTACAAATTGGTCGTTGATTGGGGGCATGCCCCTTACGCCAGCTTGTTTACCTAGTAGTATACTTCGTAATTATGTGCAAATGTACAACAAGTTCAAAATTAATGCGGTCAACGTCCATTATATCACGAGTTCGGCTACGATTCAGACTGGTGACATTATGTTCTATTATGAAAAAGACAGAATGTCCCCATGTATTGATTTTACCAATTCATCTTTTCTCCCTTTTGTCCTCTCCGATCCTCATACAGTTATAGGTCCACAATGGACCAACCACACATTGTCGATCCGTCCAAAGGACGGTTTCAATTCGACTAACTATGGTTTGAATACTGATTTAAATGAGGATACTTGTGGTTCAGTTTTTCTGTTCTCTAAAACTAGCAGTGCTAATTCCCCCGGCTATATTGTTATTGACTATGACATCACTTTTCAAGAGTTGTCTGTTAATCCTAGAGCTGGTATTTTGCCTGTTTCTAGAGCTCAGTGGAACTACTTAACCCTTGGAATGACAGCCCAAGCCGTGACTGGAGCTTCAGTCTTTTATACCGCCATTCTGGGGGTTAATCCTGATGGCTCTTCTTCTTTGGCACCGACAGGAACTGCGGTTGGCGACATTTTTAAAGGCATAGCTTGTGTTACCAATTCTACCGTTAGTGGAACTAATGCCACGTGGACAAATGTTACAGCAGCGAATCTCCTTACCCTTAATCAGGGTTTGTCTGGATCCGGAGCTGTTACCACGGCTATCCCACTTGACGATGGTTTCACCTGTTATCTCGTCTACACCAATCAAGGTGTTGTCGCCTATTCCACCCTTGACAATGCGATTACCAACACTAATCCTTTGCTCATGGGTGTCTCCGCCACTGTCACTTTTCGCTTGTGCTTCATGATCAGTCTTGTGTTCAGCAACTCTTCTTTCTTGCAATCAGCCTACTAAAACTAAAAATAATATTGCGTAAATAAAACTAAAAACATAAAAACATTAAAATAAACAAAAATAAACAATGTATACCTACATATCAAGTTTTCATATTAAAAACCAACACTAAGATGGTTAC